GCCACGCTCTCACCCCGTCTCGCGCCCAGCGGTAACAGCGCGAGGACAGGGTTTCGTCCGGCCAGCCACCAAGAAGCGTATTGAGGAGCTGGTCGACGGCGATCAACGTTCGCTTTCCGTAGGTCATGCGGCTTCAACCTCTTCCGGCGTGGTCGCGGCCTCCACAGCCGCCTTGCGTTCCCCGCCGCGCTGCATCGTCCCGTTCTTGTGCTTCATGGCACCGCCAGCGTAGAGCGCGAGGAAGCCCGGCGCGTCGAATGTCAGGCGCTCCAGCTCATTGTCCGGCACCGTGTAGGCATTCCACATCACTGAGTCGGGCAGGCCCGGCATCCCCGCCTGTTTCATGATGCAGACGTTCGCCGTATCGGAAAAGTTCTGCTGATCATCAAGCGCGTAGCTGAAATGATAGGTGACTCCGCCCACGGCATAGTCGAACCCGGAAGCAATGGCGGCGGACGTTTCCGCGTCGATCCGTGCTTTCTTCGCTATTTTCAGTTCCTCCAGCGTGGGTACATAAGGCTTTTCTTCGGTCACGCATTCGGGGTGCGCCTCGGCGTAGGCTAACACCTCGTCCCACTCCTGTGCGAACTCTGCGGCGTAAGGGTAGACGTGATACGGGAAGCCGTTTTTCGTGATGACATAGGAATCATCAGATGTACGATGGATAATGTTAGTATAGTCTATCATGATGTATCCTTTATGCTATTCTAATGTACATAAATTCACTATAGCCAACGTATGTACCTCCAGCATATTCACCTTTTATTTGCAAAAAACCAGAGCCATCGCTTTGTATTAGTCTCCAAGTCCCACCCGGAGGAAGAGTATTAAAACCGTTGTTATTGACATTTATATTTGGTGTTCCAACAACACTACCTGCGTTATTGGCGTACTCAGCCCCGTTTGCATAGTTGCAACTGTTGGCATAGTTCACGCTGAAATTTGCGGGGTTGTAGATGTACATATTGGTTCCGTCATTGCCTCCCCACAGCCAACCGGGTTGGCCTCCCTGTCCCGACCAATACCAGCTTGTATCGACGCCCCCTTCCCTGCGGAGCTTGTTTGCCGCAGTTGCATACGGGACATCACAATCAACAACGGCTCTCGTTCCGTTTTGCTTCATAAAGGAAAATATGCCGTCGCTTCGCAGCGCAAGCAGGCCCGCAACTTTATTCGCCCAATGAAAGCCGATTGTCGGAGCATAGGCTATGTCTGATTGCGCATTCCCTACGCCTTCATTTTCCCGTATTTCGAGAGCGCCGGTTGCATGCCTTGAACTCGCATCGGCATTGTAGTTCCCTCGAAGGCCGCCGATGCGCCCGCTCATTACGCCGCCGGACAAAGACAGTTTGCCATTCGCCGCAGTGACCCCGGCAGTCCCCCGGTCATAGGCCGCCTTCACGGCCTTCGCGGACGCCGCCGTCTTCGAATCCTCCAGACTCACGCTGTCCGAAATCTTGGTGAGCGCGGGCTTGTACTCCCCGCCTCCGGTCAGGAAGCTTTCATGCTGCCCGGCGGCTGCGGGCGGAACAAGGCCGCTTGTCCCGGCTGCCGATGCCGTCGCACCCTGCATCTCGGGTACGGACGGGATACCGTTGTTGACTTCGATACCGTCGCCGACGCGCCCGGACATGAGAAAATCAGACCACGGAGAATAGCCGTTAGTCGACTTGCTCCGTAACGACGCCCTAACTATCGTCGAACTATTTGAAATAAATGCTGCCTGTACTCCCATGACCGCTGAAGAAAAAAACGAAAGGAGCACGGAGGAAAACCCCGGTCCGTTAGTCGTTCCCGTTTGATAGACCGACGCGATCATATTTTCCGCGATGGTGTTAAAGTCCACCGAGCCCAATCCCTTTATAAACTTTGCCGTTAATGACCGCGCGCTCGCCAGATCCCCGAGATCCCCACCAATCGCCACGTCTTTCACGGTGATCGCGCCGCCCGCGTCGGCCCGCGTGGTCTTCCCGTCGACCTTCGCCAGCCCTGCGCGGCTTTCCGACGCATACCCGACATTAGCGAGATCCTGCGCCTCATCGCGGGCCGCTTCCGCCGCCTTTTGGGCGTTGGACGCAGTGGCCGCGGAGATGCCCGCCGCGTTTTTCGAGGCAAGGGCAGAGGTCTCGGACGCCTTCGCAGCGGTCGCTGACGCGGCGGCTTCCCCAGCCTTCGTCGTTGCCGTAGCCGCGGATGATGCAGCCGCGTTCTTCGACGCGAGGGCCAATGTTTCGCTGGCCTTCGCCGCGTCGACGCTGGCGTTCACATCCACGGCGAACTGGTTCAGCGCGGGGATCAGCGTCTTGTTCAGATCCTCGTTGACCATCTTCTTCTGCGCTTTCAGGCTGTTGAACGTCAGCACGTCAAACCGTTCCTGATCGCCCACAAGTCTGTCCGGCGGTTCCGGGAGATTCGAAATCTTGGGAAGCTGCTTTACTGCCATTACTTCAACCCCTGTACGTCAATGTTCATGCTCACGTCATTCGGCCCGATGACGGTTGCGCTCCAGTCCTCAAGCCAGCCCCAGACCGTCAGCGACTGGTAGGAGCCGATGCCCTCGTTGTCGTCCCCGAGCCACAAGGCAGGAAGGCCGTGCATCCGGGCGAGGATTTCCCGCACGCTGTCCAGCCGGGACGGGTGCAAATACAGCGGCAGGCTCGTGCGCTTGGCGTTGGCCCGCTTGACCAGCCGCGTGTTGCCGAACTCGTCGGTGTCCTTTCTGGAATAGTCCCGGATGCCGAGCCGGGTATTGTACTGCGTCGTACCGATGGGCCACGCCTGCCCCGCGATGACCTGCCCGAGCGCCGGGCCTCCCTCCTGCGTGAGCGTGACCTCAAGCGTGGCCACGGGCGACATGGGAATGTTGGTCACGGCCTGATCCACGATGCGCTCAAGGGGCAGGAAGTAGTATTTCCAGTAGCCGTCCACGTCTTTCAGCGTATTCACCGTGCGGTCGTACATGACGAGGCCGTCGCCGTCCTTCACCACGGCCCGGATGCTGGTAGCCTTGAAGTTCAGGAGTGCGAACGCCGTACAGCGGTTGAACGTCACCGTAAACGTCAGCGTCTTGGCGTCCATCGGGGCGACGGTCTGCGTTGAGACATACTGATCGAGCATTGCGTAACGGTTCGTCGGCCCCATGAGCCGCCACGCCGCATCCGTCCCTTCGCAATTCTGGTCAGGCCGCTTGCCCGTGCTGGCGGTCACGGCCTTGTAGACCCTATGCTCATGGATGACGGAATCCCCGATCTCATAGGCTGTGCCCGCGTTCCACGCCGGGGCGTCGTTTTCCGGCACGGTGCTGGACAGCAACCGGATGGCCTGTGGCTCTATGAGCTTCATGCCCGCACCCCCGGCATCCCCTCGGCGTCCCACGCTTCAACCATGTCGGACGTGCGGCGGGAAAATCTGGCGATCTCGGACATGGAAATGAGCATGTCCCGGCGAAGCTGGTAGACTTCCCGCCGCAACGCCTTGACCTCCGCATCGCTTCCCGAATCGGTGTCAGCCGCCCGGGGCGTCGCGCTGCGGAACAGCGCCGCCGTATCCGCCGCCGTGTAGACGCGCCCCGGCTGCGAGAAGTTCACCAGTTCCGGCCCTTCCTCGCCCACCACCGCCCACCCCGGCATGGCAAGCCCGCCCCGGGCGAACGCCTTCACCCCTGCCTTTTGCCCGGCGGCGTCAAGGAGCGGCTTCAAGTCGGCAATCTGCTTTTCAATCTCCTCAAGCGTGGCGCTCTGGCCCTGAAGCTGCTTGAGCGCCGCGTTCTGGACATCAAGCTGGCCTTGCAGCGCTTCAAGTTGCTTGTCGGCTGCGGACACCTGCGCGCCCGCCGCGTCCTGCGCGGACTTCAACTGTGCGTTCACCGCGAAGAAAGCGTCGAGGTATTCCTCTTCCGTGCCCGCCGTCTGTTTCACGAGGTCGAGCAGGGAATTGCCCACGCCCGCAAGCTGGCCCGCCGCGTCGGAGTCGCCGCCAAGCGCAAGCCCGGACAGCCGCCGGAATTCGGCCTGCACCGTTCCGAGGCGGTTCTCCGCGTCGAGGTTGGCGCTCCCGGCAAACAGGTTGTACCGGGATTGACCAAGGTTCTTGTCCAGCCCTTCCCATGTGCTCTTGAGCGTCTTCGCGGTATTGATCTGCTCATTGATCGCGTTGATCTGTTCCTGTATCGCCTGCTGTTGCAATTGGACCCGCTGCTGTTCCAGCGCATCCATCTGCGCCTTGAGCGAATCGTATTCGGACTTTGCGGCGTCCTGCGCGGCCTTTGCGGTTTCGGCGGCGTGGAGCTTCAACAGTTCCGCCACCTGCGCGGAGCCTTCCCCGAACTGTTGGATCGTCTCGCGCAGCTCGTTGGCCTGTGAGATAGCCCGGCCCACCTCGTCACTGTTGCCGTTCACAGCCGCCCACCGCTGCGCGACGGACTGGTCGAACGAGCGCAGCATTTCCTCAGTGGCCTGTTTCACCACCTCGGCGCGCATAGCCTCCACCTGCGCAAGCTGCGATTCCGTCGCCCCGATGATCTCAAGCGCCTTCTTGCGCTGGTCCACGGCCTCATTGGCGTTCTTTATGGCCTGTTCGTAGGCCGAAAGCGGGTGTAGCGACTCGTCCAGCGTCTTGATGTAGTCGTTGATGAAGGCGTTCCGGTACTCATTGATGAGCCCCGCCGCGTACTGCGCGTTCACGCCGGAATCCTTCATGCCCTGCGTCCATGCGTCGAGCTGTGCCTTGGCGGATTGCGCCTGCTGCTCCATCTCGGACAGCGGGCTCTTGATCGCGTCGGTCGCGCTCTTCACCGCGCTGATGGCGGAAAGCGCCGTGGACGCCTTCTGCAAGCCCTCGTCGGTGGTGACGTCGAACGTATCGAAGAACTGCGAGATGCCCGCGTCCGCAAACACCTTTTGCGCCACGGCGGTCATCTGGTTGCGCATGTCCTTGGCGGCTTCCTCAAGCCGTTCCTTGCCCATACCCTCTTTCCACCACTGGAAGTTCCACGATGCACCGGAAACGCCCCGCCCGGCGGACCATGTGGAAGTTTTCAGACCGGACAGCGCCTGCTGGCGGATTTGCTCAGGCAGCGCCCCGGCAATATCCAAAAGGCTCCCGGCGGTCTGGCTGGCGACTTGGGCGATACCCTGCGCGAACGGCTCGGCCTCCTTCTTCCCGGCCCGGTCATACCAAGCCCCGCCCATAAAGGCGTCGATGTAGGTCTGCTGGTCCCGGGAAAAACCCACGTCCTCCATTTTGCCGTACACGCTGGCGTGCGTCCGTCGACCGCCGCCGAAGAGGGACGATGCCAAACCACCAAGGGCCGCGCCGATAACCGTACCCACTACGGGCACCGCGCTGCCGAGCGTCGCGCCAAGGGTCGTACCGGACAACGCGGCGCTGGCGCCCCATGCGCCAAGCCCCGCTCCAAGGCCGCTGGTAATGCCGCTGTACTTGTTCTGGGGAAGCCCCAATGCCCCGCCGAGCAGGGAATACCCGAGCGAACCGAGGCCCCCGTACATGAGCGCGGAACCGAGGGAAAGGCCACTGGCGAGATTGCCGCCGCCCATAGTTGGGCCATACAAGCCGGAAATGCCGGGGGCCGTACCGGGAAGCTCGTAACTCAAGAAACTGGAAACCCCCGATGTCCACGAATCGGGCAAAAGGCTGGAGAACGGCAAATTACCGAGCCCTATTCCACCGGAGCCACCATTGCCCCCCGCCGCATACGCCACCCCGCCCGTGCCGAGCATACCGGACACCACACCAGCAATCTGAACCGTGATGGGCCGGGTGATCGCCATATGCATCAAATCGGCAAGGAACGACGCGAACACGGAACGGAATGAAGACAGGGACACCTTGCCAGTCTCGATCATCTGCTCCCATGCCGATTTCCAGCCGGAATCCATGCCTGAATAAAGGCCGCTAAAAGCCTCTTCCGCCCCCTTCGCCGCGTCGGTCGCATCGGCCCGGTACTGGAGGAACGCCCGTTGCGCGCCGTCCGCCCAATCGTGGGAGTTTATCAAATCCTTGTACTGCCGCCACGTCTGGATGAGGTTTTCCGGGATGTCCGCGTCTCGGAAGATTTCCATCTGCTCATCAAGCAGACGATTCTGCACCTCAAGGGACAAGCCAAACGCCCCGGACATTTCCTCAAGCTCCTTATAGAAGGAAAGCTTCTCCTGAAGGTGTTCGTTCTGCTCCTTACTGGCCCGCTCGGCCTTGCGGAGAGCTTTTTCATGCTCCGTCTCGGCCTTGGTCATGAGCTGCGTATACTTCGCCGGGTCCGTTTTCTTCAGATACTCGACGTTCCTCAGAAACGCCTCATACTCCTTATCAACCTTGGCGACGGCTGCGGCTGCGGGATCGGCGTAGGACAAAATATCCTGCATCCACTTGAAGTCGGCTTCCTGCTCCATCGCCTTACGCAGCTTTTCCATCTCGGCGGCGGGGAGTTTGGCGTCCTTGGCAATTTTCGCCAGTTTTTCCTCAATCTTGACCTGTTCAAGCTCCCGGCTCGACTGCGTGAGCTTGGCAATCTCTTCGTCGTAAGCGGCAAGAGCCTTGGCAGCACGATTGGCGGCGGCTTCGGCGGACTTGCTGCCGGCCTTGTCGATCTTCTGCTGGTCTTCCCTGAGCTTTTTGATGGCTACGGCAGATTTCTGGCTGTAATCATCGAACTCCTTTTGTGTGCGGATTCCATTCTTTACCGCCTGTTCAAAGACATCACGCTCCTTGAGGATCGCATCGATCTCTTCCTGAAAATTCTTCTTTTTGCCTTCGGAAGACTTATCGTAAACCTTATTCACACGCTCAATAGCTTGAGTCGTCGCCTGTGTTTCCTTTGTTATAGCCTGATTACGCCCGGCAATCAGAGCATCAAAATTCGCTTTCCACTGTTTCTGTGTTGCAAGCGCGGGATCATTTTGTAGACGCCATGCCTGCCAAACTTCACGGAGCCCCTGAAGGAACTTTTCCTTGCCTTCAAGCTGAAGCTGAACAGTGACGCCGCGCGAGGCGACTTTCTGCAACTCTTCGAGGTAGCCGCGAAAACGGACGGTCATCTCGCCTTCCGTCTCCAAACGCTTTCCGATTGCCGCAAGCTGTTCGCTGAAATTCTGAAAATGATGTGTCTGCTGCGTCTCCGCAATCAGCTTTTGAATCTCATCAAACGCCTCCCGAGTCGCCGGTGTCAATTCGTCAAGCGTGCCGAAAATGCCAGTGAAGAAACGTTCATCGGGCAATCTGCTCAACCAGTAATCAAGCGTGATAGCCTGTGACCGTATGGAGGCTTCAAGCTGCTCGGAAGCCTTTGCCGCGGCGTCCATCGGGTTGGGCATCTTCTGAACGGCGGCGATCAATCCTGCAATCTCGGATTCGATCTGTGCTGCAGCCCTCGTCGGGCCGGATACGTCAACATCAACGTTCTTGAACAAATTAGCGACGGCATTGGGGAGTTCACTCTCCTTGATCACGCCTGTAGCGGTGTCCAATGCCTTGGAGAGTCCCCGAGTAATCGATGCGAACGCATCCGAGTCGCCGACAGACACAAGGAAATCATCCCATGAAGTCTTCAACCGCCCGAGTTCGGCCTGCATGGAGTGCGAAGCGTTTTCCGCCGCCTCTTCATACTTGTTCTGTAACGCATCAAGGAAGGTGAAGAACTGGTCGAGAGTCGTTTTTCCGTCTTGGAACATCTTGTCCAGTTCCTTACCAGTGACGCCGATGGACGTTGCGAACAACCCCATTGCGCCGGGCAGGACTTCCCCGATCTGCTGGCGCATTTCTTCCGCCATTGGGCGACCCTTGGATATGACCTGAGACACCGCCAGATTCAAACGGTTCATCTGGTCGGTCGTCAGCTTGAGGGCCGTTCCGGCTGTGGCCACGGCCTGAAACGCCTTCTGAGCCTTCTCCATGCCGAGCCCGGTAGACTCGGCGGAAGCAAAAATGGTCTTTGCGGACTGTGCGGTATCAAGGAAGGAAAGGCCCAGTCTATCCGAAAGTTCCCGGATGAACGAAAGCTGTTCCTGAGCGGCCTTGGCGCTGCCCGTGATGGACTCAAATGCGGCGGTGGTCGAATCGAGCTTCAATGTGGCATCAAATGAGGCCTTCGCCGCCACCCCAAACGCCGCGCCAACGGCAAGAACAGGGACAGCCGCCGCCCTTGCGCCGGACATGAGCGTTGAGAGTGCCCCTCCCGTATCACCCAAGTCCGCCCGCAGCTTGGCAAGCTGGAGCGTGGACAGCCCGGCGTTTTTTTGGAGGTACTCAAAGGCACGGTTCGCAGTCGCGGCGGCCTGAGACTTGAGCATGGAATTGGTCAGGCCTTCAAGCTGCTTCGAGCTGACCCCGGCGGCCTTGGCGATTTCATCCAGCCCCGACACCTGCCCCTTGAACGCACCCGAAGCCAGCGCCGTCTGTGCCGTCTTCAATTCCCGCGTCAGTTTGTTGATGCCCCCGGTGAGATCCGCCTTGGAAACCGCATTACCTATACTCTTGGCAATGGCTTCGCCTTGCTCTTTGGCAACCAGCTTGGCGCGGTTCAAATCGGTTTCAAACGCGGAGTAATCACCACGGATCGCTATATAAATGCCGGGCGTTTTTCTTGCCATGCCTCACTTCCTGTCTGATACGGCATGGCGATTTCTGCGAATGGAAGTTGACTTTCTCTGTAGGTTATGGTTCGAAAAATAAGAAAACCTATTGTAGAGACTCATGTTAAGAAAAACTAACAGGGGGGAAGTGACAAATGGTCTCTGTCATTCAAGGAATATTGATACTCTTTGGAGCGTTCGCAGCACTTGAAGCTTTTCTGGCATATCAGAACGCACAATCAGCCATGCATCAGGTTTATGCAGGAACATGGTTCATTGTTTTAGCTATCTGCATAGCTGGAATTGGTATTATCCAAGCTATTTCGAGTCTGAAATCACAGAGTTCGATAGTGGAAAATTCGAGGAATAAAATTGAGGGAGAGTCCAAGTAGCTCTACCAGATTTTACTGTGGAAGTGGTGTTGAACCCAAACGCCATTGAGCAATCAAGGCCGGGACCCCACATCCCGGCCCTTTCCATCCGCAAAAATCGCTATGCCGTTGTCAATGAACCGCTCACCGCGTGGATGCGGAAGCCTGTTGCGTTTTTTCAGCCTGTTTCGCGGCGTTGCGGCGGATGACCGTTTCCACGGCCTGCACCTTCCGCCACATGCCGGGCGTCAGATCGATGCCGAAAGCTTCCGCCACCAGCGCCAGCGCGTTGTAGTCGAACCCCACAGGGCCGCCCATGCCTGACATGCGGAGTTGGGTAGCGCCCGCCTGGAGCAGTTCCCATGCGGCGGCGTTGTCGGGCATGAGATCCGGGCAACGCCCCTCGCACTCTTCACAATCCAGATCGTCGCGGTTCCGGGCGGCCTTCCGGCAGGCGTCGCAGTATTCCGCACCCTCACCGGAAAGCCACTCCCAGACCGCCGCTAGTTTTTTTCTTCTTCCGCCACGCCGAAGGTTTCGTTCACAATGGCCTTGTGCAGGGCGAGGATGTCGGGGAAGGGCAATTCGTCAGTGGTGGCCGCGTCGAATCCGGCGGTGGCGAACACCGCGTCCATGCCCTCGGAAATCGAATACCCGCCGCCCATGAGGTCGAAGCCCTGCGCCTTGAGCGCCTTGATGTCCTTGCCTTTGAGCGGGTTCACGATGAAGTCCTGACCGGAAAGAGTAACGGTACGCATGATGTTTTCCTTTTGAGTTTGCTGGTTAATAGGATTCCACGTCATTGACGAGAGTAACGACGACAGAGGCGTTGTCCGCGTTGTCGTTGAAGTACGCCGAAAAACTCTGCTCCATCTTGATCCCCGTGGGGCCGTCCACGGTCGGGCCGTTATAACTGAGCTGCACTTCCGGGACGCTGAACGTCAGCTTGTTGCCCTCATCGATGGCGAACGACAGATCAAGGCTGAGTTCCTCACTGTTCTTGGCCTTCATGAGCAGGGTCTTGTCCGTGATGAACACGGTGAGGCTGCCGGTAACCGCCATGACGCCCTGAGGCAGATCATAGACCCGCCCCTTATCGCCGAGCTTGCGGATGCTCGAATCCAGCCCGAAATCAATATTGAGGCTGCAATCCGTAACCACGCCGATCTCCGCGCCGCCGCTCAACAGGGAACCCTGAAAATTGTTGAACCGCTTCATGGCCACGGACGGGGCGCCGGCGTTGTAGTCGGCATCCACATAATCGGCATCGCGCCCGAGCATGTTGACCGTGGCGGTCAATTCCCCGTCGCCGCCCGCCTGCATAGCCAGAGACGACACCTTGCAGCCTACAAACTGGCCGTAGATGTCCCCATAGGTGGCCTGCATGACGAGGGACGGCATGTCCTTGTTGGACTTCCAGACATGGGTAAACGGCGCGGCGGCGGGCTCTCCCGTCCCGGTCGTGGCCGGAGCGCCGAACATGGCCCTGAGCCAGTGGCCGTAAGCCCGTGCGTCAACCGGGACGACAACGCCGCCGGACACTTCAAGGTTCCCGTCAAAGGGTTCCGCCGGGTCATAGCGGCCCGTCAGCGTCCCCGGGGTGTTCTTGGCGCGGGACGGCTTCAGGGAAAACGAGTTGATGGGGAGGAGGACACCCCCCGGCGTGGTCGGAGCCACGCCGTAGGACGTTTCCACGTCCATCAGGACTTTGGTTCTGGCGCCGACCGCAATCTGTTTGTTGGGCATGTTTCAATCTCCTATTCGGTTTCGAGGAACCAGACCTTGAACTCCATGTTCACGCGGAAGTAATTCGTCCCGTCCTCGTACAAATCCTGATCCTCGATCAGATGCGCGCTGAACCGCGGGCCGCTTGGCGGCATGGCGGCACGAACGGCCTTGGCAATGGCTTTTGCCTCGTCATAGTCCCGCGCCCATACGTCGATCTGAAGGTCGATTTCTTCCAAGCCGGAATGCCCGGACAGCGTATTTGCGGGCATCCCGCCGATGCGCTGGAACGTGATGCATGGGAGTTTTGTCCCCTGCGGGATCACCAGCGCGAAAACCTTGTTCCCAACCAGCGCGGACAAGCCCGCATCCTCCCGCAGCGTCCGCAACAGGACGATTTCAAAATCAACGGCGCTTGCCATAATGCGGGTCCCCCATCATGTCCTGAAGCATCGCATCGACCTTCCGCCGGACGGCGTTGCGGGCCTTGCGGAGGAAATGCTTGCCGGGAACCTGCTTCAGTACGGTTTTTCCGTCCTTGGCAACCTGCACATGCCCGAACTCCACAAGGTGGCTGTGCGGGGCCTTCACATAGACCACATAGCCGCCGTCCTTGTACTTCGAGCGGTAGATCCAGATGGATTGCCGCAGCCTTCCCGTCTTGTCCCTGAACTCCGTCGAAGCCTTGGCCTTTTCAAAGACCTGCGCGGCAATGCCTCCCAAATCGGAATCAATCTCCGCCCGGACGCCCGCCCGGATGTCTTCGATGGGGATGTCCACCACGACGTCATTGCTCACAGCTTACCTCCCGGCACATCAACACCAGTTCTCGGCCCCGGTTGTCCGGCAACGGGGCAACGATGTTGAACACCTTCCCGTTGTGAGTGACGCGCATGTCCGCCGTCACGTCAGTTCGATACCGGATGCGGATGCGCTGCGTGACTTCTGACTGTGTCTGTTGGCTGGCGAAAAACTCCCGCCCGCTCATGGCTTCAAGCGAAGCCCAGACGATCGCCACGTCTTCCCATGTTTCAACAGGCCCGCCGTAGGCATCCTGTCCCTGCTGAAAACGCTGGAGCGTCACGCGGTGGCGAAGCATTCCCGAGCGCATCAGACCACCCCCGTGACGATGTAGGAATCAAGCAGACTGTCCACAAAGCCGTGTCCGAATTCGTTGAAATTCGCGCCCACGGTAAAGCTTTCCCGTTGTTCGTACAGCGTCCCGATGCGTACCAGCATCCATTGTTTCAGGGCCTGCGGGATGGAATCGGCGGCCCACCCCGCAGTCAGTACAACGTCAACACTCCCCCGTGCCGGAAATCCGTGCAGGGGAGTAAGCGAGGCCAAAAGGGGCGCCTCATTTCCGCCATTGCCGCTAGGGGTGAAGGCGTACATGGATGCCTCCAGAGGTTCTCCATCCACAGATACGGACAGACAGGCAGAGCAAGGTGCAAGAGGAACGGGAAGCACTGCGCCAAGAGGGAACTCCCCTTCAACGCGCCATGTCCATGTCGAAGCACGGAGAACACGCCCCGTCTTGCGCTCGGCGTGCTGCCTTGCCGCAGTAATGAGGCAGGACAGCAACGAATCTTCCTCACTGCCCGTATCGATACGACAATATAGCTTGGCTTCTTCCAGCGTCACCGGCTCAAAGTCGGCATCCGTGGTGCACCGCAAAAACGTCGTTCCGAACCTTTGCATGGGTGTTCCTCTTGGCTGCCCGGCACGTTTTCATGCCGGGCAGCGGCATCGTTAATCCACGATCACGCTGGAGCCGTGGTAGCGTTCTCCGGTGACGATGTATGTTGCAGAAATGATGTTTGCGGCGTTGCTGGCAGCGGCCTTGAGGCACAGGCAGTCAAAGCCGCCGTTGGTGTCCAGCGTGTCCACATCAACTTCGAAAACTACCAGCTTTTCCTTGAGGGTTTCGTCAGTGGTGAAGGATACGGCGTCCTCCTGGCGCACCCACACATCAGAAACAGAAGCGTCGGCAACCAGATACACGGGTACAGCTTCCGTGATGGCTTTCGATCCGGTTCCGGCAACGGCCTTGGCCTGTTCAAGGGTTAGGGCGACAGTCGCCGCGTTCCCCTGATTGACGTGCGCCAGCACCGTGACGTGGGTAGCTCCCTTGAGGCAGATGTAGTCCCCAGCAACGGCACTTCCCCCGGCCTGAGGCTTGAAAGCAGAGACGATATGGGCATTTTCAACGATATTCATACGTGGTTCCTCCTAGGAACGGGCCGCAAGCATGACAAAGGGCGAAAGTGTGTTGCTGCCCTTGAGCGGCGTAAAGGGTTCGTCGTAGATAGGCTGACCATCCACACGGGTGATGAACCGGTAGGCCATTTCGTCCGTGAGGAACTTGACGTGCATGGACTCGGCAACTTCCATTCCACCCTTGGAAACAAGCATGTATTCAGAGAAGTCGGCGAGGATAACGTCCCCCTTGGAGCCAAGGGTTTCGCAAAATTCCAGCGGCACGATTGGACGCCCGAACAGCGTACCGAACGGGGCATTGGCAAAACTTCCACCGGGGATGAACACGGGCTGGTTGCCCACGGTCATCATGGGGAGCTGCGGAAGAACGTCCTGATTCATGAACCACGCGGCGTTGGCCATGTTCCCCTTGAACCGGGCCAGCATCTTCACGGCATTGGCCGCGTTGAAGGTGGTTGCCGTCTGGCTGCTTTCCTTGGCTACGGTAATGGGCAGTGCGGAATTCATGATCCCGAGAGGCTGCCCCTGTCCGGAGCCCTCAAAAATCGCCTGATCGAGCTTGAAGGCGAACTCCTCGCGCAGAGCACGCTGGGCAAACGCGGCAAGGGCCGGGGCATCACGGAGCATACGATTGGTGACGTACAGCAGGCCGTACAGATCCTTCACCCGCATTTCGCGGGTCTTGAGCGCGACCTTTCCCGAAGAGGCCATAGCCGTGGTTTCTCCCTTCCAGTAGACGGACAGGCCGTTGCGGGTGGTACGGTTGCGATCATCGGAAACGAGGTATTCAAAGCCGTCCGAATTGGCGGAAATGGGCTGTACCGTTACGCGGCGGGCCAGAAGCCCGTTTTCCATTGCAGAGGTCATAATCCCTTTGGACTTGTCCGTTTCCACGAGATATCCGCCTTCGCTGTCCACACCCGTGGACGCACCGGAAGCCGCATTGACCACCTGCATGAAGCGTTCGCGGGCTTTCGGGGCATCGGCGGTGTCCAGCGTCATGGCCTGCACATCGATAAGCTGCTCGCCAAGGTTGCGGTAGACGGGCTTGGCGGCAACTTCAACGTGACCGCCTTCGTTTGTGAAACCAGCAACGCTTTCGGCCTGCTGCGGATCGGTAAGGCCCTCCAGCTTCATCTGTCCCTGGATACGGGATTCAAGGGCGTTGGCATCTGCCAGCAACGCGTCAAACGCGGTCTGATCATCGACGGTGAAGGTTTCCTTAGACTGCAATTCGCGGGCGGCCTTGAGTTTTTCGGCCTTCTGTTCCCGCAGGGCTTGAATGGAAATAGGCATATCGTTTCTCCTGTGCCTGTTAATTGCGGGAATTCCCGCTAGAAACCCGCCTCAGCGAGAGCAAGGGCGCGTTCACGCGCACGATGCGCAGATGCGTCCTCACTGTTTTCGGCGGAATTTTTCGATTCTTTTTTGCACTTGTCGCTGGCATCATCGCCATCCGTGTTGCCGTAGATGCGGTCAACAAAGCCGTTGGCAAGTGCTTCCTGAGCCGTGAACCACGTTTCAGCATCCATCCACGCCTTCAGTTGCTCTGTGCTCTTACCTGTCTTGGCCTGATAGTCGCGCAGGATATTGGCATCGATTTTCTCCAGCAGCGTAGCCGTATCGACCAGTTCGGCGGCATTGCCGAAAGCGACTGTCCATGCGTTGTGGATCATGAACAGCGCACCATCGGACATTTCCACTTCGTCAGCCGCGAGAGCTATGTAAGTGGCTGCGGAGGCCGCCATACCGTCGATATGCGCCACCACCCGGGCCTTGTGCTGTTGCAGGGCCGTCTGGATGGCCTCGGCGTCAAACACGGAACCGCCGGGGGAATTGACGCGCAAATGGATTGTCTTGGCGGAGATCTCACTGAGCGATTTCACGAACTCTCCAGCGTCAATGCCGAACCAAGGGTCAATGGCGTCATACAGGTACACCGTGGCCTCATCCTCGGCGGCATTGAGCACCGGGGCAGGTGAGAGCAGGCGCGGACCCCCGGACTCCATTCTGGCTTTTGCCTTGGCCCGTGCGTATTCAAGCAGCTGGCGGGCGTTCATCTGATCAGGCTGCATCACTGCCCCCTTCCTCCATGGTTGTATCTGGCTGGTTCGTTGTGTCCGACTGCCCTGCGGATTCCGGCGCGTGCAGCTCGTCACCGCCGTCGAGCGGTGCGAGGTTTTCAAGCGCACGCACCTCGTTGACCGTCATGAAGCCGGGGTTCTGCGTGCCGCCCAGAGCCGCCTTGTAGAAATCGGCACGGCCCTTGGAGTCTGCCCGAAGCAGGGCATCAAGGTTGAATTTGCTGTAAAACTTGGCAGATCGCAGCAGTTTCCGGTCGATTTCCTGCTCAAGTCCCTTGAGAATGTCGCGCAGGGTGAATTTGACGAAGCCGAGCGTCTGCTCTTCAATGCCCGTACCCCAAGAGGTGCTCTTGCTCGTATGCCCGACCATGTGCGGCGGAACGCCATAAAAGCGGCATATGTCCTCGACCTGAAACGAACGGCTTTCCATCAGCTGCGATTCATCGGCCTTGAAGTCGAGGCGGGTAACTTTTGCGCCGTTGTCGGCAACAATGGGCATGCGCGATCGGGACAACCCAGTATGATTCCGTTCCCATGTGTCGTAGAATCGCTTGGCCTGCTCAGAGTCGAATTTCTGGGGGAACTCAAACGCGTAATCGGCGGCATTGCCCTGGCTGAAAAACCTCTCGTTGAATTCCTGTCCCGCCACCGCAAGGGCAATGGCCCCCCGCGCACAGTCCATCGGCGACATGCCTTTCACGCCGTCCCAGCCAAGGAACGTCCAGTGAAGCACATCGTCTTGGTCGAAAACCGCACTTTCGCCATTGGAGAGCATCATGCGGTAACGGAGCCGCGTCTTGCCGTCGTTCAGCTCGGGCATGCAACGGTACGGGGCTATCCACGAAAGGCTCTTTGGAGTGCCGAGCGCGGTTCTGCCTACCAGCGCGTACCCATTGCCGTGCATGAAGGCAGACCAGAGAAAGGTGCGCCAGAACTGGTGCGCCGTCATGAGGGCGCAAGCCTCGTTATGCAGTAGGTAATAGGCAGGATGGTCTACGGCAGGCTCAGCTTTTCCGCCACGGGCAAGGCGGTAGACCTCACACGGCAGGCTGGCGATCGTTCCAGACAAAAGGGCCACGCAACGGTACACGGCACTCACCTTCATGGCCGTATGTTCGTTCACCACCACACCGCTTGCGGTGGGATAGCCAGCAGATCCTCCAAGCAGAGTTTCCATGATGCGGGCCTCATCTTCCAGCGTTCCGCCATACGATGCCTTGGGCGTCTGCCCCCATGTCGCAGGATTCCACCAACTCATAGGCCTTCCCCTTCAGAGGCCAGAAATCCGGCCCAATCGAATAGGCCGCCCTCTTTTTCCGGGACCTCATATTCAGTCCAGTTCATGGCCATGGCCAACGCGACAATCCCGTCAATCCGGCCCGTGCTCTTGATCTTGTCAAACTTGCGGTTCCCGCTCGGGTCCTGCTGCACCCGCACGTTCGAGGCGCACATGGTCAGGACGGGGTGCATCCCGTGAAGCATGGTTCCTTCGGCAAGCACATCCTCCAGCATCTCCACCGCCGGGTTCATGTCCCGAAAACCCTGACCGTGCGGAATCATCCGCAGCCCGCCGGGTACGGCTTCGTCCTTGCCTTCAACCCAAGCGTCCACGCCTTCCTCACGGAGTGCCCTCACCAGCTCGTCAATCCGCCAGCGGTCGAACTTCAATCCGGCAATGGACATTCTGCCGTGCAGTTCCGCAATCTTGCGGGCCACAAACCGATAGTCGATGGTTCTACCCGGCGTGGTGTTCAAAAAGCCTTGCTGCGCCCAGAGGTCATACCGAACGTGATCGCGATCCGAACGGTCCCGGATGCCCTCGGCAGGCGTCCAGAATAGCGGCATGACGTGCCACAAACCCTGTTGATCCTGAACCGTCAGAATCAGCGCGGTGAGGTCATTTTTCCCGGACAGGTCAAGGCCGCCAAAAACAGGCAGATCATCAAACAATGCCACGTCAGGCTCCTCACCGTTGCGCCGCCAGACTTCCGGGGTGATGAAATGCGCCGCGCCGTCCACGCGCTGGTTGAGATAAAGATTACGGAATGCCGCCTCAGCCGCGGGCATCCGTTTCGCCTTCTCCGCCGTCTCGCGCATTTCCTCCAAAGACCGGAAGTCCCCGAGGGCCGGGTTCGCCAGATACCAGTTGGCCTCGTCCCACGGATCCGCATCCATCGGCACTGAGAAAAGGAATGTCTTGAACTTCGGATCTTCAATCTCTTCCCGGATCACCTTCTGGCCATAATCAATGAGTTCGGAAAGCACGGCGTTGTCGCTGGCGGCCTGTGTGGAAATGCACCACACCAGCGGATCGGCGTGCGCCCCGCGCGAAGTCATCATCACATCGTACAGTTCACGGTCCGCGCCGAACTGCGCCAACTCGTCGAACACGATGAAGGAGGATGACTTGCCGTGCTTGCCTTTTGTTTCGCTGGACAGGGCCGTGAACTCGGAGCCGCTCACCGGATCGACCAGCTTTTTACGGGACTCGATGACGTTCAGACGGTCGGACAACTCGTCGTCCATGTAGACCATTGCCGCCATCAGCTTGAACAGCACGGCGGCCTGTTCCCGGTCGAAGGCTACGGAATAAAGTTGCCCGTTTCTGACGGCTTCCGGACCGCACAGATGCGCGAGACACAGCCCCGCCACCAATGCGGTCTTGCCATTCTTCCTAGACATGGACAGCACCGCCTGGCGCACCACGCGCCGCCCTTCCGCGTCTTCCGCATCGTAGACCTCCCGGATGATCGCCTTCTGCCACTCGCGCAGCACGAACGGCAGACCAACCCCGGCACCGTCCGGCGTCCGCAGGGTTTCGATGAAGGCAATCACTTTCTCCGCTCTGGTCATTCGTCTACGCTCCAAACATCAGTCCGGCCCGTTTAGGCTTCGGCTTCTCTTCGTTCTTTCCGGCTGTCTTGGCTGTGATGCGGCTGTTCACACACAGGCGCAGCTTTGTCGCCAGCTGACTCAGGGAACTGTTGCTGTTCACAAGGACCTCGTGCCAAGGGTTGCGCTTCACCGCACCGGAAGCCGTCTCTATGACCTCTCCCTGCTCGGCAAGCATCTGTTCCGCACGGTTGCGCCGTACATACTCATCACAGTAGGCCCGCAATAGCGGCACGTCCCCGGCCTGAAAATATCCGTGCGGATGTGCGCCGACGATGTTTCGCCACAGCTCCGCCGCGTCTTCGGACATGCCCTCGGGGTGAGGGAAAAAGCTCTCGGCTGGCGTCAACATGCGTAGCCGCTTGGCCTGTGCCGGTTTTGGCCCTCGTGCGCCCATTACTTCCCCTGATTCCAAGGATGCGCCTTGTCCGTGGGCATCCCGTGTTCATCGTGTCCGCCGATGAAGCCGCCGTGCTCTACCCGCTGCTTGCGGGAGTCATGGCAGGATTTGCAGAGTGCCTGCCAATTGCCCTCATCCCAGAACAGGGCCGTGTCACCTCGGTGGGGGCGGATATGGTCAACCACGGCGTCGGCACCGCGCAGGGCTTTCCCGCACATCGCGCAGAACGGGTGTGCTCGCAAAAAGGCAATCCGCGCCTTGCGCCACTGCGCCCCATACATGCCGCTATGTTTGCCCACAAATTACCCCCTAAAATTTTCCCGAAACTGTGCGTAAAGGGGCACACCCGGTCACGGAGCTGTGCACTCTGAACATTTGCTCCCCCCCCCTCACCCTTGCGATTCGTCCACTTCAGACGCAATTTCCCCCCGAAAAGGTTCTCAAAGCAGTACGTCACGCGATATATCGGCCCAGCCATGCTACTCCGCCCGAGTCCCCGTGAAGGGCGGCTGTGCTCCGGCGTCGATATGCACAACCCTTTGAAAAGGCGACCGTTTATCCTGTACCCCGCTGCTGGCGGGCGATAGGCGACCGGGGGGAACGTCGCCGCGTGACTTTCTTACAATCTATCCCCTGCGCTCAATCCATCGTTTGATCATTCCAAGAACGGCGTCGAGGATGGAGCCTCCAGAGTACCCGACCATGCCAACGATAGCCCCAGCCATTGGTTCCGGGATGTCCTGACCGTATAGTGCGAGGATGCACAGCAGCCCGGAAATCCCGGAGCACAGCAGCCCACAAAGGAACTGACGCACGGAACGCACGCCAAAACGAGCAGCTCTAGCAACCCCGCCAAGAAGCGCAATGCCGATGTACGGCCAGGAATAGGCCGTTGCGTCAATCACATGATGCGAGTCCTCAGGAGATAACGGCGTCATCGTGCCTCCTCCACGCTCTTGATCCACAGGAGCAGGTTCCCGGCTTCCCCGGCGGGCAGGTGCACCCACTCGCCGGACTCGGTGAAACGATTTCCGCCGTAGATATACGACCAGTCATTGGTCACGACGGCCCCCGGCGTCAGCGGAGCCGGGCTTGTCGCGGCGGTCGGTTCCGCCACTGTGCCGCACCCACTCGCCGCCAGCGTCATCACGAACAGCAGTGCGATCCGCAGCACGAGCAGCCTCGCGGCGTTCGCCGTACCGTTGGCGAAGCCACAGCTTGAGGAGATCGACGAGCGCAGCGAGGAACTCAAGGACGGCCCGCACATCACTTCCCCGTCACGGCCTTGACTTCGGCCTTCACGGTTTCGGACTTGCCGTCCGCCACGGCGCCCTTGTTCTGTCCGAAGTGCGCGGCAAGGGCATGAGCCCAGCGGTAGAGGACCGCGTATGCTCCAGTCGTCTCCTTGGGAACAGGAAGCCAGATAGTCATGACGGCAGCCACCCCGCATAGGGACATGAGCCCGGCGACTGCGGTGATGATCCACGAGGCTTCGGGATACTGGGCGGCAAGGCTCGTCAACGTCGAAAAGATGAAATCGATCACGGTCTGTTCCATATCTACCACTCCCGTTCCGGACCCATATCGAGGTGCACGAAGTTCTCGTAGTCGCGGTGACCGATGCCACGGAACCCGCACTGCCGGGCCAGCCTGATGAACGCCTCATGCCGCGCTTTCGGCATACGGACATCAAAGGCGAGGGTGAGATGCTGCGAATGCGCGACCCCGCCCACTTCCTTGTTGTGCTTGAAGCAGCGATGCCCGCAGTTGATGACGAGGGGCTCGCCCCACATGTCACGGAGCCGCTGAAGCGCGTCCATGCTCTCCTCGTCCACGACGATCTCCCCGCAGCATTTGCAGGCGATCTCCTTCGGGGTGAAGTTCGGCCATTTCCCGGACCAACGGGCTTCGGTGTAGTGCATAAAAAAACGCTCCTGACTTTTGCCGGGAGCGTAACATGGAGGAGAGCGTAGACAATGGGCAATCTGTACACTGTGTACAGACTTCTTTTTAACCACATTGAATTGCGCCTTCATTTGGAGGGATGCCAGCTTTACGACAATCAATGGCCACCAAGCGCACATCCCAGAGGTAACCGCACTGGCATCTGTATGTGAACCTGACTCCAAAAGCATCTGGACGCTTGGTGCGCGAAGAGCGGTATCCACGTTTTCCGCATACTGGGCAGTCTCTGGGATCGCTATTAATCTTCTTCATTGCCAAACCTCGTGCTCCCCGCACCATAACCGGAGTGCGGTCACCGCCACGTCAAGGGCCTCGTCAGCCATACGTTCGGCGGACTCATACTCCACGGCCTTCTCCAGCTCGTGGTACTCCGCGCCGATGACGCCAAGCGCGTGGTATTTGCCCTCAGCGAAAACAGGGTGCTTCCCGCGTGCTTCCGACAGCCGCCGCATAAGCGCCGCAAGAGCCCTTTCATCCTGTTCGTGACGTCGATGCTGCACGCTCATAGCCTCCCTGTGGGCGTCAAGCTCGTCGGTATAGGCACAGACGCCGTACCCGTGATGAGTTGCCCTGTCGCAGTCGTGGACGGGGTAGGCGTAGCGGATCATGAGCAGGCGGCTCACTCTGGTGTAGGCTGTGATGGACTTCCACCCGCACAGCAATTTCCGTTCATTCTCAGCCATGCTCACACCTCCATCGGCAGGATCTCGACAACAGCCTTTCCACCCTTCACCACTTCTCCGCGTGTGATGTAAATCGAATCGACTTGCTCATCGTCCAGCCACACCCCGGCGTGGGTAAGGGAATCAAGAAGGGCTTTCAGATACCCGTCAATATCTCTCTTACGGCGATCTGGCGGGCAAACAACCACATTGACTTTGACGCGAGAATCGATTTTTAGAGCCTTCTTTTCATCACCCACAATCTGCATCACGTTTTTTCTAAAATCGCGTCCACGGACAGATATGAGCGTTCTTGGGGTGCCCTTGATGGTAATGTGCCGCCAGTAGTGATTGACAAGCGGAGGGATAGGGAGTTCGAGGCGTACATTTTCCATTACCGATTTTTTCACTGTGCTCATCACACACTCCTTTTCGTCAAACACCCCTGCACACGCGCCGGGGCCGAAGATTTCACAGTACCGTGGGCACTCAGACATGGATGAGCCCAAAGACTCTGAGCAAACGGTGCGCCGTCTCGGAGTCGATAAAGTCCCGACAGGCCGCCGCCACGATGCAGGTTTTCAGGAAACGACGAATTCCGAGCACGGGCTACCCCTTCACCGCGTAGTAGGTTGACGTTCCGACATGGAACGAGAACTTCAACATTTCCCCAGCCTTGCCATTACGACGAAAGCGGATTTTCTGAACGAAGACGTGCGTATCGCTGGTCTGCATGTTGGGACGGTAGACGCACAGGATGTTGTCGGCCTTGTTGCGCCACATGGCCCCGCCCGCGATGTCGTAAGCCGTCGGCGGGGGATACCCTCCGTTCTTGTCTTTCTCGATTTGCCGGGGATGCGCGATGAGAAAAACGTGAACGGCGTTGACGCGGGCGAAGCGGCGTATTTTGGCAAGTTGGATGCTGATATACTGGTCCTCCCGCTGCCCCTGCGGTATCGCATGTTCGATCTCGTTCCACGGATCGATGACCAGCACCCTGATCCCGCTCCGGTAGACAAGGGCCTTCGCCCGCGCGAGGATGGCGTCAACGGTCATCATATCTTCATCCCGATCAGGCTGAATGAAAAAAAATCCCCGCATGACCTCGCACATAACGCCATACAAGTCGTCCTGCGTCATCTCGTAAAAATTCCTGCGGGCGTACATCTCGGCAAGCAGGGAAAGATGCGTCTGGGCTGGCCAGTTCTCCGGCGAGAAGGCGGCGGATGCCCACCCGTGAAGCCGGAACAGATTCACGCGCAGAGCGTCGATGAACGTTGATTTGCCGTGTGAGGGAATGCCCGTAACCACCGTCATCTGCCCCGGCTCGACATTGAACACCCCCGCCGCGTTTTCCCACCCGATGTCCGCTCCGGGCTGCTCCGGGGAAGCGTGCAGGGTGAATACGGCGTCCCACAGGTCGCTGACGGACTGCACCCCATCAACGGGGAAAAACTGCGCCGCCTCGATACACCGGCGAAGAGCATCCGCTCCATGCCGGATCAGAACATCATTGGCATCCTTGCATCCTTCTGGCCACAGAATTTTCAGGCATTTGTCCATCCCGATGCGCCGGGAAAGTTCTTCTTCGAGCTTCTTTCCCGGCGCATCGTTATCCACGGCAAGCACGATGAACTTGAAGCGGTCAAGCAACGCCTCCGCTCCGTGTAGGAAGTCAAACTTGCTGGCGTAGCTCTTCGTCTCAGGGGAAGGAGCGCCGTCGGGAACGGACACCACCGCCGTGTACCCGGACTCGTACAAGGCGAGGCAGTCCATCTCCCCTTCCGTGACCAGCAGGCGTTCGGAAACGCTCTTCTCGGCCATGTCGAAATTGTACAGGCACTTGACGGCGTTCTTTTCCTGCCGGAACCGCTTGTCGCCGGTACGGTACTTCACGTTAACGACTTCCCCATGCAGGTAAAACGGGAACTGGATCGTGTTCACGTTTCCCCCGCCATTCGGCCCGTGCATCCACGCGGGACCGGACTTGACGTGAAACGCGGCAAGCGTCTTCGCGGAAATGCCGCGCTGCTTGAACCAATCCAGCACCTTGGGGTCGTCGATTTCCGAAGCCACGAAGTGCGGCTTGGAGAACGTCTTTTCAGCCCGTTCCCTCTCGCCGGAGCTTTCCCCAAGTCCGCCAGCCCAGCCGCAGTGGTGGCAAAACCACACGCCCTGCTCTTGGTCAACGGACAGGCACTTGTCGTACTTCTTCATGCGCCCAGGGGAACACTGGGGGCAGAGCGTCCGGCTTTCTCCGCGCTCGATGACGATCCCAAAATCGATGAACGTCTTGCTTTTCATGGCCTCTCCTTCCGGCTAGTTCAACGGCATCGCGTAAGCCTGTTCCTGCATCGCCCTCTTTTCCCGCCGTTCGTGTTCCCACGTCCGAACGGCGGCCTTCCAGTCTTTCATCGGCGTTTTGCCGACACACCATCCTTTCGCCTCGTAGAAATCGACGAATGCTACAGGGTCTATGCCGTTCCCACGCTCAAGGCAGTACGCCTCCACCTCGCTTGCCTTGGGAGGCATAAAACGCTTGCGTGATTCCCGTGCCTGTCCGGATTGCGGCATCACGCCAGAGGAGCACTCCCCCGCAACGCCGGAGGCGTCCCCCCCGTGGGGGGGGGGGGGGGGTGTATTTATTCTTTCTTTCTTACCTTCTTTGATAGTGTCCACTGGTTGACCGTCGGTTGACCAGTGGTTGACCATCGGTTGACCACATTCATTTTCTACACCTTGATAACTGTGCCAATTTGTTATAGTTATAAGCGTATATCGGTTGTTCATGTTTGAGCGTGTCAGAAAGCCGTCAAGCTCAAGATTCCGCAACATGCGAACAACCGATGTTCTGGGTATGTCGAGTTCATCCGCAAGGCACTCACCGCTGAACGCCAGCTGCCCGGGAAGGATCTCTTGCCCATGGAAAAAACCGCGCTTCCAGTTCGCTTTTTCGAGAAGTGTGATCATAAGGCCGCGATACAGCGCACCCCGGCTCCACGATTTTGAGTCCTCTATCTTTCGATAAATTTTGAAAAAACCGCGTTCCATATCACACCTTTCCCTTGACGGAACGGCATATTAATGAGATGCTCCATTCAGTCCTTTGATGTATCCGCATCATATTCCCCTTCGTTTGGCCCCCTGTTCTCCTCAGAGGGCCTTTTCTTTTGCCTATGCCTTGAAACCTTCAAGTTCCACTTCAACAATGCCCGGCCTCTTCTCGCAGGAGTTCAGGCAGAACCGCACATCTTTGACGTAGCCGTTTTTCGTGAACCATGCCGGGACTCCGTACTCTTTCGACCAGTCCGCAAAGCACAGGACGCGGCGCCCGTCGCGGTGAAGCCGACCGTGGGGGCAGGGGCCCGTACCTACAAGTCCCATTCCATGCCCCTGGATCTTCTTCCGTGAAATTCGTATGACGGAAGCCCCTCAGTGTCGGAACCTTTACGCAGCTTTTCCCAGCAGGCCGGGCACCTGTAGTCGGTGATCCACCGCCCGCAGCTCTTGCCGGCAACCCCAGCGCACAGGTGCTTGCCCTCGCGGGGGTCTGCCTTGGCTGCGCTTTTTTTTGCGAGATACGCTTCCCGGCTCAAGCCGCTTTGCGCTGCGCTGGCACAGATGCGGGAGCAAAAGCGCGGGTTATTGCGGTTGAGGGGATTGAACTCCTTTCCGCAGCATTCGCACTTGGCCTCTTTTTTCTGGGTGGCGGCAAGCTGGCACTCTTTCGAGCAGAACTTTGCCGAATGCTCGCGGCTGGGAGTCACCTCAAACATCCGGTCGCACTGTTGGCAAATCAGGATCGGCATTCTCCCTTCCTCCCTTCATGCTGCACAGCCGTCTCCGTTTCCATCAGGTCGATGATCAGGGCCCCCAACAGCTTTGCCCGCACCTTCTGCGGCGCATTCCTACGTATGGCCCTTTGCAGGTCTGCAAGACGCTCCACATCATCGAGCTGTTCGCCTTCCACGCCCTTGTCAGGTTCCGCACACATCGGAAGAAGCGAAAATCCGAGATCCGCCGCAAGAAGCTGGAGGGCGGACACGTCGCCCGTCTGATGCATGATGAACGCGGCCTGTTCCAGCCCGAGCTTGACGGACGTACGATCGGCGTAGGGATTGAGGACATTGCCGAGACTCGACGGAGCCATATCCATTTCCGCCGCCATTGCCCGGACGCCGCCGGGATACTTCTTCACCGCCGTCTGTACGGCTTCGATAACGTGTTCAAGTGTGGGGATTGTCATCATTTCACCGTTCATCCTGTTTGTGTGCCGCCCTATTCTGGAGGGCATGGAACTTGTTCACCTACTCCTCACCCTGCGCGGCCCCGTGTGGCGCGTCCGCATCCTGTCCGGCGGGACCATCAGCTGGAAGTGCTACCGCGCCGAGGACTACCCCACGCCAGAAGCCGTGGCCCGGCGGTGCGCGGAGGGGCTAGTCTCTGGGCATGAAAACGACAAGCATGACGAGCCCCACGGCAACGGCGAGGAAAAAGTTATTCAGCATGGCTCACCTCTTCGAGTTCGGTGGGAGTGCTGGGGGCGGCTGTGATGGAAAGGCGAGCCATCGCCGCCCTCAGCGCATCAGCGTTCGAGGAAAGCATATCCTGACGCTCTCCGGACAGAACGCGGGTTACGATTACCGGAGTAACCCCGGCTTCAATGGCAAGCTTCCGTGCGGATAGCTTGTGCCGCTCTAAAAAAAATCTGACTTCAGAAGTAATTTTTGCGTTCATGGGTAGAACATACCTTATGGTATCATTATTGTAAAGCAATGATACCATATGTGGCATAGACTTTTTACTACCAATTGGTATCACTATAAATATGGAAAATTTTTTTGATTCGGTTCTTCGTGCTTTGAAAAAAGCGGTTGAAGACGCTGGCAGTATCCGAAAGCTTGCGGATCTCAGCGGCGTCAACTCGGTAACTTTGTCGCGCTGGATTTCTGGAGAAAGAAACCCTAGCGTTGTTGAAGTATCTAAAGTTTTTGACACTATAGGACTTACATTTAACTGGGGAGCTCTTGATACCCCGTCAAAAGATGTATGTTTCGTTGATGCAAAGATAGCCCCAGCAGGAGAAGACCTTCCCCCTCCCCCGGATGAAGACTATCTTGCCGTCCCCCTTGTGGAAGAAGTCGGCGCGGGTCCCGGCATCATTCCACAAAATGAACTCATCTCGTGGTTCCTCGTCTGGCGTCACCAGCGGGCCATTCAACACAAGCGCGATCTGATCGCCGTCATGCTCGGAAAGCATTCAACTTCGATGGTTCCCACGCTCAAGCCGCAGGATATTGTGCTGGTGGATAGGCAGGATAAGGACGTGATGAACTTTAAGGGAAGAATCATGCTTGTCCTCGATCCCGCCGACGGTAGCGGAAAAATCAAGCGTGTGGCAGCGGAAAACCAGCCTAAGAAAAAGGATTATCGCATCACCTACTATTCGGATAACGCCGCCGAGAATCCTCCAGAGGTCTACAGCCTTATGGAAGACTTCGAGGGGGATTGGACCAAGGCAATCGTCGGGCGCGTCGTCTGGGCGTGGAGTGACGTAAGCTGCAAATAACCGTGGAGTGCCACATGTATAAAATCTATCAGGCTGGCCCCCTTTTCTCAGATGCCGAACGAACGTGGCACGGTAAACTTTCCGAACGCCTACGCGCAGCAGGACACTCCGTGGTCTGGCCGGGAGACTTGCTCACCTCGGACCAAATCAAAGCCGCTGGCCCCGGGGCGCTCTCCCTTATCTTTGATACGTGCCGCAATGCCATTGACCACAGTACCTGCGTTGTCGCCCTGCTTGACGGCACTCAGGTTGATGACGGCACGGCTTGGGAAATCGGGTACGCCTACGCCAAGGGCCTACCTATCTTTGGTATTCGTACCGACTTCCGACAAGGCGGGGATACACCGTTTAACCACACGAACAGCATGATCGAGGGTTGCCTGTACGGTCTTGCCACAGATATTGACGGGCTTTTGCTGATGCTGTGTGCGGCCTCATGTAGCGGCAAATGAAAATCCCCGCCGGAGCGGGGGGAAGGAGTTAAGAATGAAAAATGCCAAAGACTGCCTTGAATTCGTTACGGTCGGGGACGAATACTTTTTTGATTTTACATGTCCTGATTGTGGAAAGGTCACAAGGCTTGACCCAGATGACTATACAGAACACGGTGTATTTACCTGTGAATGCGGGTTAAACCTTCGACTTGAAAACCACATTAAGTCTGATCTCGCGAAGATGGAAAATGAGCTCCTCAAAAGCTTGCAAGACGGATTCAAGTCCGCAGGGTTCACAGTGAAGCTTTAGTTTTTCAATGAAATGCTGGCATTTTTCTTCAATCTGCTGTTTGTCCAGATCGTGGACATCCAGCCCAACACTATATGCCTTATCTTTTTTCATATGAATGTTCCTCAATGAAGGTTAAAAGGCTTGAAGAAGTGTCTTTTTCAATTAAATGCACAGGAAACACGAAACGTGGCCCTTGTATGAATTATTTTAAGGCCACACTTCGCATCACCTACATAGATTGATAGTTGTTTAGGATAACCAATATCTCTATCCCTGTTTTTTCTTGGGAGATGCGCCCTTCCTCGTCGAGATTGAATGATACATGGATATTGTGAGCCAGCATATCAGTTCCTTTCTTGTGTTTGAAAAATTCGAGATCAGCTTGGATCACTTTAAGAACTTCTGACATTTTAACATTTTTGATATTGTCCATAGTTTTCTCCCCGCCCCTCCTCGTGAGGGGCTTTTTTGTGCCCTATGGGACGTGACCGCCGATGCCGTTTGGTGCCGGTGGTTATTGTTTTACTTCATGTGATACCATTTGTAAACTTTATGCTTGACGTTGTGTTGCCATTTGGTATTATGGACTCACGACGCCCGGGGAAGGCGAACACGCCCGGCACACCAGCCGGAAAGTAGCCGAAACCCCGGGCGGAGGAAGCCGGTTTGGGCGGCATGAAGGCCGTAGCGATACGGTGGGCGGAGCAAGAGGCCGCCCGGAAAGCTCGAAAGAGGCCCGTTAGACTGGTGATGTGAAGACAGGCCGCGAGGGGACGGCGGGCCGAGCAAAGGCGCGGAAAGGCGACTGGGCGGCAACATGGGTTCCGAGACAAGCCCGCAACAAAACTCGAGACAACAATTTTCGTATCCCACCGCCAGCGCATGACGTTGGCGGGAAGGATGCGGAAGCATCCAGACTGAGCGGGGCACTGCAAGGCATTGCGTGGCGTGGCATGGCATTGCAAGGCAAGGCAAGGCAAGGCGAGGCAGCGGTCGTATGAAAGGGACAGCGGATAGGCCGTTGTCCCGAACCATGCGACGATGTGCCAGCATGGGGACGCGCGCCCGGCGGGGATTGGCTCCGCCGGGTTTTGTGGAAAGGAATCAATTTGTGCGCAACGCATACAAAAACTCTATATTTAACATTATAACTGTTTACATTTAACATCTAATTGACACAAAACCACTTTTTTTGTTTCTGCTAGCAAGCAGCGGCAAGCTTCTAGGGAAGTTCGGCGGCTACCAACTCTTGGAGGCGGTTTTACGGAACCGCAAACGGCGGCAAGCTTCTAAAAAAGTTCGGCGGCTCTACCATAGGCGGTTCTTCGGAGCCGCCTTTTCTTTTGCCTTTCGGCATGGTTTCGCGCCCCGGTCTAAACCGCCTTCCAAGCGCGTTTCCCTCCCCACCATGCCACCGCTGCGGGACGCGCCCCTGTGAGGGATGCGTGGGCCGGAACGGACTGGGCGGATCGCCGGGGCTGGTTGTCGAAGAGCCTTCAACTGATGACG